GTCTTTCGTACTCAACCGATCCCACCCCAGCGCATAAGGTTGATGAACTGGTCGTACGTGAGCGTGATGCGAGCTTCACCCGTACCTGCTTGCCTAGTCTTAGTGGCGACGACGCCTATCGCGGGCTTCCCAAACTTCAACTCGTACCAGGAGGCCTCGAGTGAAGCCTGTCTGAGGAACTCTTTCATCTTTCCCCACACGTTCTTCACGTTCTTGCACTCGATCACGATGTCGAAGTCAGCCCCGACGATGGCGACGTCCCCGATGTCTTTAGATCCAGAGCGAGGGAGCCGTCGAGCGTGCAGACCGTTCTCGTTCCCGTAGTCCTCGATGGAAACCTCGAAGGTTGTGCCTTTCCTCTTGTTCGCTGTGCTCATGGCGTGAACTCACTTGCGGCATGCTGATCGAGGATGATGTTTCTCTTGCGTCGAATCTCCCTGCGATCCTTAGTGGTCAAGCCACCCCATATTCCGAATGCTTCGTGGTGAATCCCATGCTCGGCGCAGCCATCGACAATGTCGCACCGCATGCACACTCTGCGAGCGTTATTAATGACGTCAATACTGCATCCCTTTTCAGGGTAGAAGGCCTCGGTGTCCGTGCCTACGCAGTTGGCCTTAGTCCAATCAACGTCCACAATGCCACCGCCCTCCAGCGAAGTGACTCATCCCCGACCAGGCTTCCTTCTTGTCGTGGCCGTCAAGGACGGCAACGAAGGCGGCTGTCTGGACTTCCATCGGCCACTTGTTCATCGGTATCTCACGCAAGCGAGCGGCGTACTGCTTCGGCTTCGGATGCCAAGTCCGTAACCAGTCGATGATGTGGTACGTGGTGCCACTCTTGATCGCGTCATCGAACTGGTATGCGCCTCGATACTTTCCGGTCGGGTTCACGGCGTTCGGGCGGCAGTTCGACTCCCTCTCACACACGCACTTCTCGTAAGGGACGTAGTGCTTGGGGACCTCGAACTCGGGGATACTGTTTGCATGTTGCAATGCAACCGTCAGAATCAAGCTTTCAATCATTGAGTACCTCATCCACAGGGGTGGCTCCACGCAAGATTGATCCGCAGAAAGCGCACATCATCTCCGTGAAGTAGCCACCGATTTCTCGTTCTTCGTTGAACCAGATAAGCGCGTGGAACACCTCGTTCCCGCACAAGCACACGGTTGTGGGACCAGCCCACAACAAGTCACGACCATTAGGCTCGCATCGGAACAACTCGAGGACTGTGCCCTCCGTGCCCGACGTAGCATTGACAGGTGCAATCGCCTCGACACCTCTTGTGAGACTCCGCAGCATTATCGAAACAGTTCTCTTGATCGTGTTCACGGAGAGACGTCCTCCCCAGCCGATTCCAGTCCCCGGCTGTGCGGCAGTATGAGCACATCATCGGAGTCCTCCTTCACTCTTCGTATTTGGCCCTTCTCAAACATGTCAATAAATGCGGGGAGAAGTAACGCGAACGTCTCCCTTGTGCTGCACACTTCGCACCCACAGAATGGGTACTTTGTCAGCGGCTCAAAGTTGGGATCAATGCTGTCCTCATCGTCGTACGCGAGTGCACACAACTGATTCCAATGAACGATGAAGGCGTTCTCCAGCATCGACATCGGCTCTTCATCCCACTCCCAATCGTGCAAAGGGATCCGGTCGTCCATCAGGTCCACTCCCTCGCCGTCGCTGCAGACTGCAGTTCAGTCTTGGAGTTGTAGAACGTCATCCGGCGTGGATCGACATAGATAGTTTCGTAAGTGTCACCACCGGGAGATGGGGTGCGATGGCGATGCTTCGTCATCGCGACCCTCATCTGACCTTCCTCGGGGAGCATCGCCAAAGCAAGAATGATCTCTGGGTACTGCGAGACCTGGCCACGAATACTGTTGATCGGGGCGGGGTACTCGGGCTTCGTCGTTGACGTGTTCACGTGATGCAACACGACGAGTGCGCAGTCGAGCTCTCTCGCCATCGAGTGCAGGTCACCCATGATCTGAACGAGACCCTGAAAATCACCCGCATCGTTAGCGATGTTGAGAAGGTTGTCCACGACAACCATCTCGGGAGGTTTCCCGTACACCTCGATGTACGCATCGACTTCCCTATACAGGTCATCAAGCGATGGGTTGGGGGCGAACTCGAACTGGATTCCGTCTTGCGTGATCTCCTTGATTGCCTCATCGACAATGTCCTGCGCTGACGTACCCAGCATGTTCTTGATGTCATCGAACTCAATACTGGTTTTGATGGCCGCTGCACGGTAGAGAGTCGTACGCCGGTCGGTGTCAGCGGAGAAGTACAAGCAACCAATGCGTGCCTTCACCGCGTACCACAACGCGAGCATGCTCTTGCCGCCGTTAGGTCGAGCGCAAATCATCGCCATCTGACCAGGCTCAAAGACGATTCCCTGAGCGGTCAGCACAGGTAGAAGCTCAGGGAGTGGCTCCGTCTTGGAGCCACCGCCCTGCGCTTCTTGCACTACCTGTAGGAGAGATTGCATGAACTACTTCCAGATGATCTTCGCTTCGACGTCAGCAGGAGTCGTCGGCTTCGGCCCCTTCATCGGGTCGACAAAGGCTCGACGTGCTTTCCCGGCTTTGTCTGTCCACTCCCTGAAGATGTACTTGCCCTGCCTACCGTCAGGCAGATCGGGGGCATCAACCAGGCCGTACGTGAACTTGTCTCCGTACTTGCCCATGATGACTTCTGGTTCCGCTGCAGAAGCAGCGGTAGTGGCTGTCTCAGCGATGACTTCCGCGTTCAGGCCCTGCTTGAGGGTCTGAACCGCAGCAGCATGGGACTGCCCGTTGCTGACGTTGGAGCGGAATGCGCTTATCTCTTCTGATAAGTCATCGTTCGCGTTGAACTCGCGCAAGCGGTCCAGCAGATCATCCACGTTGTTGGCGCGGATTGCACAGAAGTTATGCGAAACCACGAATGGGGCTTCGATATCTGTTGTTGGCATGTTGCATTTACCCTTTCTTGTTGGTGTTGTATTGCGGGTGATCGGGGTCCGTGGTCCAGGCGAGACCACCGCCGTAGGCGTAGCAGTAATCGCTCACGTCGCACATGAAGCACGCCGTTCCTGGGTTCGGTATGTAAATACCAGCGTCCAATGCCTTGTCGGCTTGGCCGAAGATGTTGTCAAAGTACGTGGGGGAGAAGCGCGACAGGTCGATGACGTCAGTCATCTCGGCCTTCCGCGTCATGAAATACGCGCCGTGCCTGACCTCGATGCCCAGTACGCGCTGCATCGCAGCGCAGTACAGGCCAAGCTGCACACCTCCGGTCGGCTTGCTCGACCCGGTCTTGTAGTCGATCACGCATAGTTCCCCATCGGGGGAGACCATGATCGCGTCCAAGAACCCCTTGACGGGAGTCCCACCGAAATCAGCATGCGTCTCGAATTCGCACATCAACTTCTCGTCGTGCGTGTAAAGGTTCCAGTCGGTCTCGGACAGCCACTTCTGGTACTCGACTACCTGTCTCGCACCTTCCACGCGCCACCACGCCATGTCCTCTTTATTCGGCTTATCTTTCGTGACACGACCAGCGACCTTCCAACTCGATGACGGTAGTCCAGAGGACTGGATGAGTTTGCCTGTCTCCACCTCGAAGGATTTCTCGAACTCCTCCTCGGGGTCGACCTCACCCCTCAAGCCCATGTGGTGCAGGTTGACCTCGTAGATCGCTGCGTGTACTGCGACACCAGCGACCAGGAACACCGATGGCTTAGACGGTGCACCCTGTATGCGCTTCAACTGGTACGACTTGCCGCACCGCAGCCAGTCGTTCAACTGGCCGTTGCTCATGTGGCTAGGACGTTGCATCGGGAGCCTCCATGAACACATGGATCTCGCGATTGAGTTCCGTGTCGTAGTAGTGATCGACAACCTGAAGGTTCTCGGCTTTGATCATGTTGAACCCGTGCCGGGTGTACCTCGGGTCGAGGTCGGGATTGAAACTGATGACGTATTGCTTCAGCTTCCGCTGGTAAAGAACGGTGATGTAGAGGTCGTCGTGGACTACTTCCGTAGAGTGTTCAGAGTTGTTCATGGCGGTGTCTTTCATGTTTTGTAACATACAAGCAGAGTCTGACATTCCACGTTGCGACACGCGGAAGTCACGGCAGCAGCAGCACAAAATGTGAGTGCGTGATTAAACTCCCGATACGCCGGATCGGGATGAGAAGAGCCTTAAGCCAAGGGCCTGAATGCCGATAAAGCTCCTCGAAGAATCAGGGGAAACGTCCCCTGATTCTCACCCAGAGTTGGGGGGCGAGGAGCGTAAGCGACATAGTGGAGGAGTGGCTTACCGAAACCGTTCATGGTTGAAAAAAGTAAATGACTGTTTGCATGTTGGCAAGTGTTCCTGCATAAAAATTTGAATAATCAGGTCTGCATTTTTATGCAGAAGGCTGACGTAACGTGGTCAGGGACTCCCCGTCCTCAGGCTCACGGTAGACGTAGTGGAATCCTTCGTCCGTCTCTGCAATGTACGCGACGACCGCTTGCTCCGCGCAAAGCTTCGCTTTCCACGACTCGTACCGATCGACCTGATCCTCAGGCACCTCAAGGCCCGCCTCCAGGCGGGCGTGAACCCGTAACATCGTCAATGCGTAGTGGTAGTTGTGGACGGCTCGGACCTGGAAAGGGATCACCTCGTCGTAGCGGACACGATCTGTAAGTCCAGCCCTCGACAACGCGGCTGACACGCTGGAACGGTTGACTCGCTCACCAGTATCTTCGCTGACCTTGTCAGCGATCTCCTGGTGAGTCATTCCTCGTTCGACCATCCGCTGCAGCTGAGAATCGGATGGAAGTATTCTTCTCGCTCCCACAATGAGTGAGGCTACCACCAGAAATTATATTATGTAAGTCATTTTGTTTGCTTGTTACGTTCTGCGGGACGCGATGCATATCTATGCAATTCCCTAGGGTCAATAAGGAATATGCCCCAAATTATTGGGCTTCGGGACTTATGATGGAGTCAATGCTCGTTACTTGCAATTAACGGTTAGTGACTGTAAGTTGTAATCCAACATGCCAACAAGGGAGCGGGAAAATGAGACTTTCTAAGCACATCAACGAGTACATGAATAACCGCGCAATGGACCGTTATGCGTTCAATACCATGAAGCACAATCAAACCGCCCTGAACCAAATGGTCGAGGTTATCGGAGACATGGAGATAGACAGGGTGACGGTGCGGCACATGGATGCGCTGATGAATGACTGGCACAGTCGAGGGCTGACCGCTGAGACCATGAGGAACAAGGTTTCCTCCGTGAAGAAGTTCTTCGAGTGGGCCAGGGACCGTGAGTACTGCAGGAAAAACCCCATGTTTGGTCGTCGGGTCCTTGCGGACCCTCCAAAGGAAAGACACGTAGTTCCCGTTGAGACCTTCGGACCACTACTGGACAGCATCATTGAGAAGGGGGCGACGTCGGTGAAGTACAGGGATAGGGCTCTCACCGCAGCCCACTTGTACACGATGTGCAGGCCGGGAGAACTGCTGCAAGTCAGGGTCAGAGACCTGGATTTTCAACATCGAGAGATGCACGTTCGCGTGACGAAGTCTAAGAAGCTCGACGCCATGCCCATGACCGACGAGATGGTGGACGAGATGTCAGCGTGGATCTCCACCTACCGTCTCGCCATGGGGACCAATCTAGAACCTGAGTGGTACCTGTTCCCGCCCTACCAGTCATCCCCAGGTGCAAGAAAGCACTACGCCCCTGACCCGGCGAGGAAACTCGCCAACTCGCACACCATCATTCAGAGGTGCTTGAGGACTATCGGGTGGGAGGGGTACCGCCTTGGTGGGCACATTCTTCGCCACAGCGCAGCGACGGCGAAGGCAGAGGAGAACATGGAAGAGGGGTACGACGGTGCCATTCGAGAGGTCCAGTCGTGGCTGCACCACTCCTCCCTGCAAACCACGGAGAGGTACCTGTCGAAGGACAATGACCGTCACCGCAGAGATAAGAGGGCCAAGACCGGCCCGATGTATCCTTCCCTCAAGCAGCCAAAGAAAGGCAACATTCGTGCCGTAGGAGGGTGAGTGTGAAGAGCATCGTTGTGGCCTGTGACGCCTGTGGCCGCAACTCAACCGGGAAGAAGCCAGTAGAGAATCTCCAGATCTCTGGAGATTCTGCGGGGAAACTAGAAGTGGACCTGTGTGGGGCGTGCTTGAAGAGCATGAAGAGGGACTACGGGATCCATGATCGCGTACGTGTACGGAAATCTATGAAGATCGTGAACATAGACGATATTCGCGTGAAGAATACGTAGGACCCCCACAAACAAAAAAACAGGGCAGATAGGTTGTATCCTACCTGCCCTGCTAAAAACCCGTCTACGTGCCTCTCAGCCCTTCTTTATGGCATCCCTACTTACAGTCGTCCCCGCGGATGCTCTTTGACGAACCCGCGCACCAACGCCTCCGCGACTTCTCGCTTACCCTTTGACCGTCGGCTGATCCCGATGGCTTCATGCCACCAGTCCAGATCTTGCCTGACGTCAATCTTCCGAGGTGTCCAATCTTTGTGACGGATCACCCTGGACACCGGGAGCGAGCCAGGGCCAGCCTTCATCGCGTTCAGCAAAGCCGCGCAGAGCAGGCTCGTTGAGACGACCTGCTCCACAGTCATACCCGCTTTACTGCCGTCAATCTTCCTCGACTGGCCCAGCGATTCGATCTCAATGCCGTACAGCCGCGAGTTGCCGGAGTCCTTGGGGATCACCACGTCCTTGCCGCGCTTCGGGAACTTCCACGGACCACCCTTGCCAGCATGGTAAGCGCCCACTCCTGAGCACACGAACACCGTTCCTTCGCGGTCAACGTAGAAGTGCGCGGCCCTGACGGGTGCGTAAGGATTCCCGTAACAGATGTACCGCAGCGAGTCCAAACCAGCGGTGTGGTGAAGGACGATGCCGTCAAAGTTGCTGCGACCGTTATACGGGTCAATGCGCCTACTATCCCAGTCGGCTACGTACCGAGTCTTCACACGGTAACGCTTCAGCTTGTGGGCAAGACGCTTAGGACTAACCTTCATCACCATCACCAACCTTCAAAATTTTGAGAACCTCTTCATCCAGAACACCCGTCAACTCCAGCCCATTCAGAGACTGCAAGCCACGGATCCGTTGAGCGAGGAGTTCCGAGAACTCCTCCGTAGCCGGAACAACTCCGAGCTTTTTCGCGCACACTTCGATAACCGGGTCGCTATCACCCGGCCCCAACGCGTCCACTAGATGACCCGAATAGTCAAGTCAATAACCCCACCGAAGCCAGAAGCATGCGACGGGGGAGAGGTCTGAGTGAAACTGAAATTCTCCAGAACAACACGGAACGTCTCATTCGTGTACAAGTCCTGGAAAGAGAACGGCCAACCCTCACGGCTCGACTCCTCGAGGCTCTTGAACCGAGCGATCGCGTAACCCTCATACCCGTAGTTCACGCCACGGTGGTCACGCTCAAAGTCATGATTCAATAAAGAAACCTTGATCAAGCGTTGCCTCGTCACCGACGGCAACGCACGCAACTGCCACGAGTAAATGACAGGGCTCTTCGACGAGTCACCATTAGGCGTCAACGTGAAACCCAGGCGCAGAGTGCTCGAAGGATCCACAGGGTCAATCGTCAAATCAATATCCGACCCCGACACGTTCGTGACAGAACCAGCCAAACCCTCGTTACCGTCATCATCTAAAGATGTGACGGTTACGGCACCATCCCACGTGGGAGACAACTGGATATTGACTTGGTCGTAGTACTTCTTCTCAGTCGTGCCATAACGGATAGTGCCCGTCTGCAAGAAGCCAACAGACTCAAAGGTCGCATCATCCTGATACAAGGCGATCGCGTCATTAGTACCAGACGACGCCTTACCAACCAGGAACACCTTCCCCGTCTTATCGACACTCACGCCCGTCGCCGATAAGCCACCAGTAGGAACCCGCCGGTCATTCGCCCAGGCTGCACGCCCAGTCGAATCCAGTTCACTCAGGTCGATGCGGATGCAGCCGCTGCGATCCGCACCAGCATCAGCGACAGGAGCGAACGCGAAGCGAGAGAACATCGCGAACTTCCCAGTCGGGGGAGGGGCAGTCAATAGAGGCCCGTACGTGATTCCTTGGTTACTGATCGTCCCGATCCGAATCCCCAAAGACGTACCGAAGATCGCGTACGTCCCCAAGTACGTCGACATTTGATTGACCTGCTCGTTGGGAGCGAACTGAGCGACCACAGTCGGCCCAGCCAAGACGGGAAGAGCACCAGTCGTATCCAAGGAAACCGAGTAGATGGTTGAGCCCGTGTCACTATTCGCAGCCAGCAGTACAGAGTTAGGTGTCTCCGCTGCCGCCACCCAAGAAGTAGCAGAACCAGCGTTGTAAAGGGCATCCGCTGTAGCAAGAGTCGTAGTCGATGGGGAGGTAGAAGGAGGACCCTCATCCCACACGTACCCATCCATCGCCAAGATCAAACGATCCTTAGCGAAGAAAACATTCGTGTTCACCGAAGTGGAAGGGAAACTGAAAGCTTTCGCAGGAGTACCCACGCCGATAGCCCCAGGGAATGTTGCCGACCCGCTGAAAGGAACACCCTCCAGCATCCACACGCTTTGATTCGTAGACACCCAGACGAAACCATGACCGTAGGCAAGACCAGTAATAAACTCGCTGGCCCCCAAGTCACTCGACTGAAGGACAGAAACCTCTTGAGTGTTCCCCAACTGCAAGTAGAACTTCACATCCTGACCAGTAGCGACGTAAGTCCTCTGGTCACCCCAAGCAGAGTAGGCAGCCTGATCGATCGTTAACGCCTCACCGACGGTCGTCGTGAGAGTGCTAGTGAAAGTGCCCTTCTGGCTCGTCGACGGCAGAAGCTTCAGTTCACCCTGATCCCAAACATCCACACCAAACGAGGAAGCGAAACTCGACTGCACCTTGCTGTCGGTGATCGGCTCCATGTAATCCGTGCCAGCACCCTTCGACCAGTCAGTCTGTGAGCGGTACCACCACGAGGTGAAAGACAAGTCGCCAGGTTGCTCGCTGTTATTTACCTGCTCTTTCAGTACCGCAGCCAAGCCACGCTGGTAAGGGTTCTCGTCAGTCGCCGCAGACAAGAACCCAATCCCAGCGATCCCGTAAGTGAAGGAGATGCCAGCACCAGCGTCGATGCCACCAATAGAGTCATCGACACCGATCGGGTAAATGATCGGTTGAGCAATACCCGCGTCCTGCGCGTCATATGCGGTAAGCGACTGAGGCACTCCTAGCTCCCGTCATAAAGATTCTGCCAAGTCTTGGCTCCGTTGATGTAGTGATTGGCTTCACGGAAGTCAATCGCCGAAGCCGCATGCTGAACGGTTCCACCCGTCGAGTGAGCGACAGCCGACGTCGAGTCATACCCGCGAGTGACCGTGAACACCGCCCCAGCGGCGTTCGTCACCAGCATCACTTCCTCAGTAGCCCTACCGTTATCGACAACGATGATGAACGGGTAAGAGGAAGGGAAGCCAGTAGCGGCATTCACCTCAAGAGTGGTAGCCGTGTTGCTAATACCTGTGATGAGTTGCGCCTCAATCGCGCTTGCTGAGAAATACCTTTTCGCCATTACCTATCCCGTGTAGTGCGAGCGAGTTACGTACGTGTTCAACAGTTGCGTCTTCTCCTCTTCCAGTCTCTGCTGGAAGAGAGTGAACAAGTACCTTGACTGTTGAAGAACCTGATTCGTGTTCTGCGCACCGTCAAGAACATTCGTCTCAACCGAGCGAGACGATGAAAGGTACGAAGCTGAAGTCGCCATCAACCTTGAAGCGGCACCAAGAATGATCACGTCGTAAGACGTAGAAGGCAGGAGACTGTCAGAGAAAGACTGACCATCACTCAAAGTGACAGGCTTCCTGAAGTGAGTTACCTGCAGTTTGCTGCCAGTCACGAGCGGCTCGTAAACGTACAAGGCCTTCTTCGAGGTAAACGATCCGCTCTGCGGATCAAACTTCCACCGCCGGATGTACTCCACATCATCGTAAGTGCGGTCGTAATCCACCGTGACACTCAAGACGCGCTCAACAGTTGAAGCCAACTCATACTCAACCTTGCTCGTAGAAGAGTTCAGCTCCTGCGTAGCCACCGCGTACAACTGGTTACCCAAGCCGCCAATGATCTGGTTGATCGTGTCCTTCACCATCTGCTTCGGGTACAACGGTTGAACGATCACTCGAGTATTAATCGAGTGAACCGCTGCAGTAGTGCCATCCATGCCCCGTCCATACGGGGCAATCGTCACGGTGTTATTCGCCCGGTCAACCCGGTCCACCCACAACAGTTCATTGTCTATCTCAATGCGTCCACGGCTAACCGTGGTCGCATCACCAACGCTGATCTGGGTCGCCGTTGTAGAAGCCTCTGCCGTCAAATGCGTCGACAGTTCCTGATCCCGCGTGTACGAACGCAGATACCCACGAACGTCCTCGATCATCTGGGCGAGTGTGCTCACTATGACTCCTGTACTGGCCTATCGAGTTTCCGGCTGCGCCTCACGGCGCTGCGAATGTCTTTCAACTGGGTCGACCTTGGTTGGATCCCTTGCCTCCGAGCAGCGCGGTACTCCGTCAGTTCCGTAGCCCACTTGCTTCGAGCTGCATACTCACCGCTAGTTACTGTCACTCGAACTGAAGGAGCGTTATTGCGCAAGCACGCTCCGTAGGATGGGCAGTCTTGCGTCTTACACCCGCTAGTGCAGTTACTCATCGACCCTCCCGAAGCGCGGGTTCTCACCGTTCAAGTAATCAACCAACACAACAATCGCGGGAGGTATCGCAACCACAAGAACCGGAGGCAAGCCGAACCCCGCGATGTTGTCCACCACCCACGTCAGGGCAGTCGCAGCGAAAATCTTCAACGCCACACCCACAGGGTGATCGTTCAGAAACGCCATGAAGTCTTTCCACGAGTTCATTCCTTATCCTCCAAATGCCACGCGATGTGGCCGTCCACTTTTTTCTCAATACGGTCAACGGCGTCGCGCATCGACTGGCCGCCGTTAGGTTTCATCTCCCGCGTGATGCGGTTGATGCGTGCGTCGATGACGAAGATCAACGCAGAGAACGCGAAGCCGAAGATTGAGATGACTGCTAAGAGAGCACCGGGGGTATCAAGTTCCCAGCCCATCATTTACCCGATGCGGTAACGAACGATGACCATGCCGTCCGAACCCATCGCGCCGTGGCTCGCCCCGGTTGTTCCCATGCTGCCGCCGCCACCACAACCAACGCCCCTAGCGTCCGACCCCTTGGAGTTGTTGTTCTGCGCACCGTCGCCACCACCACCTACGCCGCCAGTCCCGCCTTGTCCGTTGCTGTACCCGCCGCCGCCACCACCGGCTGCGTATCCACGAGAGATGCCGTCGAACTTGTAATTAGCGAGGCCGTCTCCGCCATTTCCGCCGAGGTAGTTGGTGTCCATTCCAGCGTCGCCGCCTTGGGAAATGTAACCGCCGCCGCCACCGCCTGAATAGCCCGGAGTTGAACCGCTGCCTGCTCCACCCGCATGGCCTTGACCGGCGGTTCCTGGCCCGCCAGCAGGTTGCCCACTAAGGGAGGGGCCGGATGATCCGCCACCGCCTGAGCCACCTGAGAAGCCAAGCCGAGTTCCTGAGTACGACATGGCACCGTTTCCGCCTGCAACAGCGGTCAAGGCTCCGAACGTGGAATCGTCCGCAGTGTAGTTAGCATCAACGTAGTAAATCGGCCCAACACCTGAGTAATAAGCACCCTTGCCGACGGAAACTGTGTAAGTAGAAGCGGTGACTCCGTAATCAAATTGCAGGATCATTCCTCCTGCTGCCCCCCCACCGCCTCCGTATGAGTTGGTGCTGCTTCCGAATCCGCCGCCACCACCGGCGACACAAAGGAAGTCGATGATTCCCGCCTGCGAGAACGTGATACCCCACGAAGTTTGCGTTCCGGTGTAATCCCAACGGTGAACGCGATAGATGCCGCCGTTGACGGTTCCAGCAGTTCCGTCACCCGTAAACGTGTACGCGGTAGCAGCACCCGTCGTGGAACTGGCATACGCCCAATTTTCGGGAGCAAGTCCAGACACAATCTGAGTAGAACCAAACGGGTTCTTTAGGCGATCAATAGCCATGTTAGGAAATCTCCGATCCGAACAGAGCGAACGTGAGGTTCGCGTTACTCGCGCTCACGCGCACATACTTATTTGTTGCATCCAACGTCAAGCCAAGAGTGAGGCCGACCGTCTCAAAACCCGTAAGCACATCGTTACGAACGATGTACTTGCTCGTCGCTGGTTCGCCAGAGTTGGAATC